ATTTTGGATCAACCCAGTTCTCACCTCGCTTCCGAGGTCTAAGAACAGGTATATCAAATAAATCAACTTTATCGCTAAAAATTCTAGCTTTATCATATATAACAGACCGTTTAAATTTTGAGATAGGATTATAAGGTGGATGAGGGAGAACCTTTCCTAAACATTGCGATTGCAAATGTGAAGGATGAGATTCTCAAAAAGAAAAAGATCGAGGATGGTCTAGAACGTATCTTTTTTGCCGGGAACACTGAATTCCTTATATTTTGCAGGATGTATTTATCTCCATTTATGGATATCTTTATGAATCGTAGAGATAAACTATTTGGACAGATAGGTATGAATGCATGTGGTAAGGAATTTGGTACTAGATTGCGGGCTATGTGTGATCAATATGGTGGAACAAATACCATGTATGAATTCCTACATGATCAAGGCTGGCTCGATCTAGACTATGATAAGTATGATAAACGCTTAATCGTACTTATGTATGGGGTCTATGTATTGTGGTGTATTGCGAAGCAAACGCCATTTTATATGGATCCGAATAATGCTATTGAATTAAATAGATTAGAAAGCGTATTAAAAGGGTTGCAACAATTTGTTGTAATAGTTAACAATGAAGTTTTCTTAATGGACAAGAGATTACCTAGTGGTGTGTTTGGCACTGCTTGGTTGAATTGTCTATGTGAACTAATATTGGAGATATTACAGTTCTATTTTTGCCTCTATATATATAAACATGGTGAAGTGCCTAAATCTGGTGATTTTGTTCGAGATGGAGCAAAGATTGTCAAGTTTAGTGTTGCTTTTAGGTTGATAAATTATGGTGATGATAATTTAAAACATGTTAGCAAACCATGGAGAGGTGTTTATACACATGAGAATATTATGAAGTTTTCTGAGTTTATTCAAATGGGTATGACGCCTGCTCAAAAAGAAGACAAGGTCATTTGTTTTAAAGTGATAACTGACGCTGTTTTCTTAAAAAGAACACCTGTCTACATTGAAGAGGTGGATACTGTTGTAGGACGATTGGATTTTACTTCGATTGTTAAGATGTTAGCTTTTACAGACTCGAGTGAGTCGAGCTGGGAAGTTAGCGTTCTTAGACAAGCCGCTAGAGAATTATCCTTTTATCCACAAGATGTGTTTGATAGATTCCAAGATATATTTGGTACTTCTTATGATCGTTTGAAGATGATTAATGAAGCTTTAGAATATGTTTGGAGAATTGAAGACGATTTTGTTCCAGTGTTCCACATTGAAAGTGAACCTTTAGATGTAGAAGCCGCGCCAGGGCTTACAAAACTAGCTGAAATTATAATTAATGCCAGCTAGACTGGCCTTCTTTATAAAATCAGCTTAGCCTGGTTTTTCCCAAAAAAAAAAAAAAAAAAAAACCAGAGAACGGAAGACAACACGA